TACTTATATAATGGCAACAAAAATATATGATACAAAAAAAATATCACTAGTAGATGATAGAGTTATTATTGCTGCCCCATTAAAAATAAAATACCTAAGAGAATTTTTAGAAACCTTTGAAAAAATTAAAGAAGCAAAAAGTGATGATGAATCAGTATCTATTCTGGCTCAATGCGCTCTTATTGCAATGCAACAATATTGCCCATCAATTAAAACTATTGAAGATTTAGAAGACAGCCTAGACTTACCAACCATCTATGATGTTATTGATGTTGCAGCAGGAATTAAGATTAATGAAAAGTCAGAAGATACTGTTAAAAATCAAGCAGTTGATAGTGGATCAACATGGGAAACCCTAGACTTAGCAAAACTAGAGTCAGAGGTTTTTTTAATCGGTATATGGAAAGACTATGATCAACTAGAATCATCAATGTCTATGCAAGAACTAACAGCCACACTAAAGATAAAAAGAGAATTAGACTACAGTGATAAAAAGTTTGCTGCTGCTATGCAGGGAGTAGATTTAGATAAAAATTCTGGTAGCGGTAATGAATGGGAAGACATGAAGGCTAGAGTGTTTAGCAAGGGTGCAACAGGAAATGGAAATGATATTCTGGCCCTACAAGGAGTAAATGCTGAAAGAGCAGGGTTTGGTATTGGTATGGGCCTTGATTATGAGGTTTACGAATAGCCAGAAATAAGCCTGCGCTATGGTATAATTAACTAAACCTTATAAGGAGGAATAAATGGCAATCGCCACTGAAGAAAAGACAGTAACTCTGATCGATGGAACAAAGATCAAGGTAAGACCACTTAAGATATCATTACTTCGTCCATTTATGAAGAAGTTTGAAGATATTGCAAAGGTAGCAGACGATAATGAAAAATCAATGAACCTGCTTATGGAATGTGTTCAAATTGCAATGCAACAATACAAGCCAGAATTGGCAGAAGACAAGGAAGCCCTAGAAGAAAATATGGACCTTCCTACAGTATACAAGATTGTCGAAGAGGCATCTGGAATTAGACTTTCAGACGCTTCACTACTCGGTAACCTTGTAAATAACTAAATAAGAGGTGTTAATGGATGGCTGATGTAGAATCCAATATTCATGTAAATATTGATACGTCCGATGCTTTAGCAAGTCTAAAACTTCTACAACGTCAAATATCAGCCTTCCATACACAGATGTCAAAGTCTGGTACCGCAGCATCAGCGGTAGCAGCAAACCAAGCACAGAACTTGATGAACAGCATAAATGCTGCTGGACAATTCCAAGCATCAATGCGAACAGTTACATCAAGTACAGAGTCTTTTACAGATGCTTTAGAAAAAAATAAATTAACATCTAGAGAATATTTTAGATACACTGGCGCTGCAACAAAAACTTTCGGCAGATTATTTAAGTCTGAATTTGAGACAATTAACAAAGTAGCACGAGAGCGTGTAAAGGATATACAAACCCAGTATATTAAAATGGGTAGGGGTGCAAACGGTGCACTTCAGGCAATTGCAGTTAGACCTTTAACTCTGGATATGAAGAACCTTGGCACACAAACAGCCATGGCAGCACAGAGACAACAACTTTTAAATCAACTACTAAAACAAGGATCTACAAATCTTTTAAACTTTGGTAAGAATACACAGTGGGCAGGCCGTCAGTTGATGGTTGGATTTACAGTCCCGCTTATGCTACTTGGCTCAACTGCTGCAAAAACATTTATGCAACTTGAAGAGCAGGCAATTAGGTTTAAGCGTGTTTACGGAGAACTCTTTACAACAGCAGAAGAAACAGATGCAATGGTTAAAGATATTCAGCGCCTTGCAAGTGAATATACTAAGTATGGAGTTGCGGTAGAGGCAACAATGAAGATGGCAGCAGATGCTGCAGCACAAGGCAAGATGGGTGCAGATCTCATGGCACAGGTTGCACAAGCAACCAGGCTTGCCGTACTTGGCGGGGTAGAGCAAGAGCAAGCACTAGAGACAACAATATCAGTAACAAATGCATTTGGTGTTGCAACAGAAGAACTTGCAGGCAAGATTGACTTCCTCAACGCAGTTGAAAACCAAACTGTCGTATCCATTGAAGATTTAACTATAGCAATTCCAAAGGCTGGTCCAGTTGTTAAGCAACTTGGTGGAGATGTAGAAGACCTTGCCTTCTTCCTAACAGCAATGAAAGAAGGTGGAATTAATGCATCAGAAGGTGCAAACGCACTAAAGTCTGGTCTTGCATCATTAATTAACCCATCTGAAAAAGCATCAAAAATGCTTCAAGGACTTGGCATAAATATAAAAGGAATTGTAGAAGCAAATTCTGGAGATGTCAAGGGAACAGTAATAGACTTTGCAAAGGCCCTAGATACACTAGATCCTTTAAACCGTGCTCGTGCAATTGAGCAGTTGTTTGGTAAGTTTCAGTTCTCAAGACTATCTACACTGTTTCAAAACGTTGTAGCACAAGGAACTCAAGCATCAAGAGTTCTTGGTTTAGCAAAAGCAACAACTGAAGAGTTGGCAATTCTTTCTGAACGAGAACTATCAAAGATTGAAAATACAACAACATATAAATTTAAGAAATCAATTGAAGATCTAAAGGTTACAATTGCTCCAGTTGGAGAGCAATTCTTAAAAGCATTAACCCCTATTGTTGAGTTTGCTGCAAAAATTCTTGACAAGTTTAACGACTTAGGTGATGGCAGCAAAAAGTTTTTAACTATTTTAACAGTCGTTTTAGGAGCAGTAGGACCACTTGCTCTTATGTCGTTTGGTTTACTTGCAAACGGTGTTGCTAATATAATTAAAATGTTTGCAGGTTTAAAATCTGTATTCAACAGAGCAGGTTCATCAACACAAATACTAGGACAGCAAACATCATACTTAACTCAAGAACAACTAGAAGCCTCTGCAGTAGCAGCATCTCTTGACCAGGTACACCAAAGACTTAGACAAACCTTTACTTCAGAAGCAACAGCGGTAAACACACTAGCCTCAGCATATAGAAATGCTATTGCAGCACAACTAGGATTTACTGGCCCAGTTCGAGGGAAGCCAGTAATAACCCAAGCAGGAAAGAAATACTCAACTGGAACAACAAGAGTTCCAGGAAGAGGAAACAAAGATACAGTTCCTTCTGTTCTAACTCCTGGAGAAGCAGTAATCCCAGCAGCCGTAGCGCAAGATCCTCAGTTTAAGCCAATAATAAATGCAATGGTTAACAGAAGACTCAAAGGTTTTAATGGTGGAACTACTTATGCGTCTCAATCAGAACAGGCTACCGAAAAACTACAGTTTGCACATGCCACGGCAAAGAAAGTTGTAGACCTTGATGAGGTCGATGATGAGTTTAAGAAAAAAGCACAGGAGTTTAAGGCAAGAGGATTAAAGGAAGCAAACGCCTACAGTGGTTTAGGGTTTGACATACCAGAAAAACTACATGGAGAATTAAGAGAAAATAAAGCAAGCCTAGATGAGTACCTAGAAGAAATAAAAAAACCAAGAGCAATTCGAACAATGACAGAAAATCTAATGAAAAAAAATCCAACACTTACTGCAACCGAGGCTGCAAAAGTAACAGATAAAATTCGTAGAGAACTTATAAGTTCTTTAGAGTTAATGCCAAGAGTTTCAACTTCAGATGGAGTTAAGCCACATTTTATTGGTGATGATTTAGTTGCATCAAGGGTAGGAGATTTGAAGTCAGGAATAGTAGGAAGTCTAGTAGAAGATAGAAGATATTCTGATGCCGTTAAGAGAGTTTTTGGAGCAGCAGGTATTAGTGGTAAGGGAACTCCAAAAGTAGTTTATGATAAAGCAACAGCAACACCTGCACAACTTCTTGAGGCTGTAAAGAAAACTGGACAGCAGTCAATTGTTACAGCAGTACAAAGACTTGCTAACAATCACCCAAACGCCGAGGTGCTTGTTAAGAGAGACGCTAAAGGAAACATAGTATCATTTAGTAGACCTGAAGTAAGTAGAAAGCCACCTTATGAACTTAAAGCAACAAGAAATAGTGGTGAGTTGGTAAATGGAAAATTTAATGTTGGAAGAGCAGATGGATCATCTGGGGCAGTAAAGGTAGCAGGAACAGCATCTAAATCAATTCGCCAGGCCGTTGCTAGAGCACTTTTTGGTTTGCCAGCAGCAGAACTAGAAGGAAAAACAATTACGACATATGCAAAACAGATTGCTGAGGGAACTGGTTTTAGTAATATTGGCGCTAAGCATCTTTCAGGAATACATGAGACTGCAGATGGTAAAAAAGTATTTGTAAAGCCAATGATGGACTTAAAGTCAGCGCTTGCTGAACAAAGAGCCACACAGATTGCAAGAGATGTTCACGGACTAGATGCACCAAATCAGCAGTTAAGAGTAATTCAAGATCCAGTTACTGGTAAAACAATGTATGCCCTTGAGTCTGCATTTGATGAAAAGTTTAATCCTGGCAACATGAAGAACACATTTACAAAAGAAGATTATATAAGACAAAATGTTGCAGCAGCACTTCGTGCAGACAAGGACCTAGGAAGAGGAAATCTTTCTGGAAATATTCTTGCAGATGTTGGTCCAGCAGGAGTCTTTGCAAGTGCCTCTGGAGAAAGAAACTTTGCAGGCAATCTTCCTTCAATGGAAGAACAGGCAATAAAAAATCTAGACCTTAATGTAACAGAAAAAAATCGTAAAAAGTTTTTTGCTGAAGCAACTGCCGATATTGCAAGAAGCATGACTCCAGAACAATATGACAAGGCAATGAAGGATGAAATTAACAGAGTTCTTCCTAAACTTAAAGAAACAGTAGCAAACTTTGATCTAGATAAAGATGAGAAAAAAGTTTATAATAACATGATAAAAAGACTTGAAGATGGTCTAAAGGTTGATTGGAAAGAACTTCATAAACGACATGTATCTATTAAGGATAAGGTTGCAGTTAAGCCAGATGAGATGGAGCAAGAAGAAAAAAGCCAAAAAATAACTAAGCCAAAGATGGATCCACTTCCTGCTAATGTTAGATCGGCTGCTGGTAAAGAAGATACAATGATGACAGACAAACCTAAAAAGGGAAGTCGAATTGTCAATATGCCAAAGAAGGCAAGAAGAGGCCCAAGAGGAATTGTAATCCCAGGACAAGCAGACGCTCCTATGGCATCAGGTGTTGTATCAATGCCAGGCTCAGCAAGAAAACTTTCAGAACTTACTAGTGCATATGTAAAGGGAGCAATCGCAGATGCAGCAACAGCAAAGGCTGCGGGACAGAAAATTGGAAAAACTATTGCAACCGCAGCAGCAGAAGAAACAAAGGTAGTAAGTAAAAAAAGATTAAGACGAGCAACAAGGGAGCAGGGTCCTGCACCAATTGGTATAGCAACTCCTGCTGGAGCATCAATGCTTCCTATAGTCTCTGCTCCACCACCACTTCCACCTATGCAGCCAAAGGGAAAAATTGCAGGGTATCTAGAAAGAAGACAAGATAGAAAGTCAGCAAGAATAGCAGCAGGCAAGGGACCAGGCATGGGAATGACTGGTGGAGTTATGGCTGCATCTGGTATGGCAATGATGGCTTCAATGGTACCTGGATCAGTTGGAGAAATGGCACAAAAAATTATGATGCCACTAATGGGTATTGCTATGATAATGCCAATGCTTCAAAATAAATTTACAGCACTTGCAGCAGGTATTGGTTTGGTAGTGGCAGCATACGCATACCAAAGAATGGCATTTGATAAAGCACAAGATGCAGCAATGAAACTTACAGAAGCAATGGGTTCTGGTACTGAAGCAATGAAGAGTTTGTCTACATTTGCAGGAAAAGTTTCTGCTGGAGAAATTATGGACAGACGAAGAAAAGATTCTTTTTCTCCTTTCCAAATTAAAACAGGAAAGACAACATTCGGACAATCATTTATGGCAGGAGAACAGGGCAAGGCTATGGCTGAAAATGTTGGTCAAACTGTAAAGTCAAGCGGTAAAGATGTAGCAAAGAGTCAAGTTGTAAATCAGTTAGCAACAGCGGTTGCATCAGGAGCCCTAGATGCAGGACAGGCAAGAAGCATCGTTGCAAACCTTGCACAAGAAATGGGAGATTACTCGTTTGGCATTGAGGTTAATGGAAAACTAAACGAACTACTTGGTCCTAATGGAGAAAACATTCTTAAAGATCCAGTTGGCGTTAGAGTAAAACTTTTGCAAGACACAAGAGAAAAAATGAACTTATCTACAGATGCAGCAAAGAAGGCTGGAGGTTTTACTGGAAAAGATATTGGTAAAACTGCTGGATACACAGCAGCAGGTGCTGGCCTAGGAGCAACAGCAGGAACCATTGCAGGAGGAATTTTTGGTGCACTTACTGGTTTGATCGGTGGACCACCAGGTGCTGTAATAGGAACAGCACTAGGATCACAAATCGGAGCAGTTGCTGGAGCAGCAATAGGTGGAGTTGCAGGAAATCTATTTGGAAGAAAAGATAGAAACAAAAGAATTGGAGAAGCATCTGGAGCAAGCGTTGCTATGCAGAAGATTGCTTTACAGCAACAGCAAGAACTAACTGATTCATTAGAATTAGAGTATCAAAATAAACTTCAAGTTGCAGAGGCTGCGGGGGATCAAGCAGAAGCAGAAAGACTAACAAACAACTATATTAAAGATAGAAATGCATTGCTTACAGAAAATGGAAAACTTGTATCTGCTATTCAGACAAACTTTAAAAATGCTGAAGGTGCAACTAAAAAGGCATTAATGACTGGAGTAGACAAGGCCGTTACAAAACAATATAAGGGCTCAGCAATGGAAGACGTAGTTCCTTTAGCCCAGCAGCAGATTAATGATTCTGGTGTATCTGAAGAAATGAGATACACATTAAAGATGGAGATGGCTAGTGGTCAAATAGACCCAATGCAGATGATTGAAATATTTGAAACATTCGGCAAGGACAAGGCTGCAATTCAAAAAGTTGTTTCTATTGTAGGAAAGTTTGGTGGAAAGTTTGCAAACCAGATGATGGGCATTGTTGGAATGTTTAAAGATCCCAAGCAAGCAACAGATTTTGTTGCTCGTATATCTACCAAGACTGCACCAGAAGCACAAAAAGAACTTGAACTATTCCAAAGAATATCTCAACTTGGTGCTGCAATCCCAGATATTAGTGTGGCTCTTGACTACTATAATAAAAATCCATTAGCAGCAGCAGCACTTCAAAAAACAATTGATGATATTAATAAGCAAAAGGGAAAGATTGGTCTTGAGATTGCAACAAAAATTTTGGGTGCAGAGGAAATGGAAATTCTTAAAGCAGATCAAGAATACTTTAATTCATTACCAGCAGAACAGCAAAAGGTTTATTTGCAGACATTAACAACTATGGTAAACATGGAAGGCAATAACAAGGACGCAATTCAGAATTGGCTAAAGGCTAATCCTGGAAAGACAGAAGGAGATTACTACAGAGCATCTGTATTTGCAGTAACTGAGTCATCAATAGATAATAGTGCAGCACCAAAAAAGATTCCAGGAGTTACAGGATCAGGAACAAAAGTAGACCCATCCCCACTTGATGATTTACTTAAAAAGTTAAGAGATGTAAGAAAGAATCAAATTAAAGTTACAGAAGGTTTTGGGGCATCTCAAAAAGCATTAAATAAACTATTTGGTGGAAACAAAACAATTAAAATATTTAGCGGTATTGCAAATGATCTAAGAGCCATTGGTGGAGGAGAAGACCTAATAGACCTAATTACTGGTATGGATCCAAAAGAATACGAAAAAAGAAAGAAGTCTTTGTTTGAGTTTGACAAAAATGGAAACATAACTAAGATAAAAGATAATGCAAGAAGTATAGGAGATGCTCTTCAGTCAGTAAACTTAGGTGAGTTTGTAAACGAACAAGAAAAAATGGCTAGACAAACTGGTGATCAAGTTGTGGCCCTACAAAGACTTCAGAAGGCTGGAGTAGAAGGCTCTGTAGCATTAGAAGCAGTTGCAGATGCATCATTTGCTGCAGCAATCGCCAACAAAAAGTTAACGGATGCTGAACTAAAGAAGATAACCACTGCAGCCAAAAAAGCAACAAAAGCACAAAGAGAGATGGCTGCAATACAGTTAGCAACTGGTGAGACTACTGAACTAGAAAACAGGGCAAGGTTGTTAACAAAGATTACAAAAGATCTTATAGGGTTTGGTAATGATCAGATGAATGCAATCCTAAATAGTCCAGCACTTCAAGCAGTTATGATTGAGTTTGGAATTGACAGTGATAGATTTAAGAATTTGCTACAGTTGACTATGGACAAGGCAAACGTAGAACTTAAGATTAAAAAAATGACTATTGGGGGAATGCAAGAGATATTTGATGATGGCTTTAGCAAGGCTATGGAATCTTTTGATGTTCAGGAAACACAATTACAACTTGAGTTTGATATTAACACAGCAAAGTTTAACAAAGATATTGAAGATGCACAAAACCAGATTGCAGATGCACAGTTTAAGATAGACGACAAAGAAGCAGAACTTAAAAGAATAGCAGATCAAGAAGAAAAGATTAATGAAAAATATGATAAGCGAATTGAGGCGCTAAACGAAGTAGAAAAAGCAAATGCCTCAATATCACAACAGCAAAAGGGTCAACTATCTCTTGCTGAAGCACTTACATCTGGAGACATTGCTGCAGCAGCCCGTGCTGCTCAAGAAATGCGAGCACAGCAAGCAGCCGACTCAGTAACAAAAGAAAAAGAAGCAATAGAAAAATCAAGAGAATATGAGATATCTGGATTAAAAACAAAAGACGGAAAAACACGAAAGCAACTTGAAAGAGAAATTAAAGATTTGCAAGATGAGATATTTGAGTTAGAAGAAAGTCTTTTGGAGCCAGCGCAAGATAGAATTAGGTTAGCAGAAATTGAATTAAAAAAGGCAATTGAGGGAATCACTGTTCTTAAAAAGACAAGAGCAGCGTGGGAGGGTGTTAAAAATATTGTAGATCTTGCAAGAATTAGTAGCGCTAAATTCTTAAAGGCGATGCAGGATGCACTTGATATTTATCCACAATTGATAGATGCATACAAAAAAGATGTTGTAGATACTGAAGCAATTGTTGGAGCAACTGCAACTCCTACTGCAACTCCTACAGCAACCCCTACAGAAACACCCACAGGAACTCCTACAGTAACTACTACTAACACCCCTACAGTAACTGATGCAGCAACTACCATAACTAACCCAGAATTTCGTGGCACTGCAACAGCAGTTTTAGAATCAGCATCTTCCGCATCAACAGAAACACAAAATCAAGATACTAATCTTGGAAATAAACCAAGCGATCAATCATCAGTTGTCCAATTACACTATGCTGACTTACAAAAAATTTCAGAAGACGCTGCAAAGAATTTTATGCTCTTTAATCAAGCAATGAATGTTAGAGATGTAACCAAAAATGCTGGAAGCACTCCAGGTATGCACCTAGATAGTCTATATAAGCAGCAAAACGCAGCAGCAATACAAAATGCAATGAAGCCAACAGCAGGAATGCTTGCACAAGAAAAGGCTGTTAAAGACTCAGCAGCCAAAGCAGCAGCAGCCAAGAAAGCAGCAGATGCAGCAACACTAAAGAAATTTGGTGGCAACGCAGCAGCAGCAAACGCATTTGGAAACTGGTCTATGGGTGGACTCATTCCTAAGATGTTTGCTCTTGGTGGTTTTGCAAAGGGCACTGACACAGTCCCAGCAATGCTGACACCTGGAGAATTTATAATGAGTAAGTATGCTGTAGATACCTATGGTGTCGATCATATGAAAAAAATGAACAATGGAGATCTTGGTAGCGGGGCAGTGTATAATAATACGTATGCACTAACAGTTAATGCAAAAACAGATGCAAATCCAAACGATATTGCACAAGCAGTAATGTCAACAATTAAGAGGGTTGATGATAGAAGAATTAGAGGAGTGTCGTTAAATGGTAGATGAGATAGATCCTAGGGTAACCTATATACAAGGTCGTAAAAAATATCACAGACCAAGTGGTATTCTTTGGTCTGAAAATACTGGAACTCTTAAAAATGGTTTGTATGTCCCTAACGGATATGAAATTGGGGTAGATCCAGATGAGGTTGAAGATCAAACTCTTCTAGATCAATTCTTGGTTATTACTGATGACAACAGGCAGCCTCTTGAGTTCTCAGAAGAAAGAATTGAAAAGCGTGAAAGAATGATTAACGGTCGTATGAGATCGTATCACATTGCAGACAAGGTAACTTTGAGTACAAGTTGGAATTTAATTCCATCTAGGTCTCATGCAAACATACCAACCTTTGATACAGTCACTGGAGTTTCTCCGTACAAGTCTTACACATCTGATGGTGGTGCTGGTGGAGCAGATATGCTTGAGTGGTATGACGCACACAAAGGATCTTTCTGGGTATATCTTGCCTATGATCGAAAAGGAATTTTTAATGGAACGCCAGAACCATACGACCACCTTCAACAATATAATCAACTTATAGAGATGTTCATTAGTGATTTTTCATACTCTGTTGAAAAAAGAGGAACTAAGTTTGATTTCTGGAATGTCTCAATAAGCCTGGAAGAAGTATAATGTTTGAAGACAAAGAACTGCAAACATTTTTAGAGACTTCTTCGACGGTACGAAACAAGTCAGTAATAACAGCAGAATGGAATATGAATATCCCAACCAATATAAAACATATTGGTAACTATAGGTACAGACCAACAGATGCTTCCTCTCTTTATTCTTCACTTCCCACAAGTTTTGACATTAATGATGCTGGAAATTTTTATACAGGAGCAACTGATGCAGACACGCTTGTAGATGGAACATTTGACAATGACAATATCCCAACAACATTTTTAACAAAGAAAGAAAAATTACAAACTCTTTATTCTTTAGAGGAATGCTTTAATCAATTCAGACCAAGGTCTGGAATCAACAAGGCGGTATTTTTTGAGAATGGCAAACTGCATCACCCGAACCTAGTTATGGCTGATAGACCAAGATATTATATGCCAGATAAAAATGACAAGTTTAAATACTGGACATCTTACAGGACTGAAACCAGATACAAGTACACATATAATGATGCTTCTGTTTCCTATGGACTTAGTGAAACATTTATTGACAAGAACAATACAGAAAAAAAGGGTGTAGCAGAAAATTCTGAGTATGGAGTTGCTTCAAAGATAAGAGGATCTCAAAACTCAATAGAAGATACTTGTCCTTTTGTTGTTTACAAGGAAAAGATTCCTACAAACAGAGTCGTTGTTAAGATGCAGACTCACACTGGAACAGAAAACCTAGGACCATTCTCATCTCCAACTGGAGCATTTGCAGATCCATTTTTTGGAGAGTTAAACCAAAAAGTTCCCAACAGATGGAAGATACAGTTTTTAAAAGATGGAAACTGGGAAAATGTTATTTCATTTAATCCAGCAATAACAAGAGTAGATGGCACACCAATTATTAAAAGTGATGGATATGTTGAAATAGCATACGGTTTAATTGTTCCAGATGAGTGGAGATCAAACTTTGTCTTTGCAGAAGTCTACACAAGTATATCTTTGCTTCCTGAGCAGTCTGTAGTTGGATATGCTTATCTTATTAAAGAGAATGAAAGCGATATAGGAAAGTTTTATATTTGGAACGGTACAGATTATGGAATCATAACCCCAAAGTATGGTTGGTATGTACAAGATGAGACAGTGGACAGACTTACAAACTTTGTTGTAGATGCTACATCTCCAAACGTATTTACTAAATCTTTAGATGGTAAACTGCAGTATAGAGAATTTGAGTACATATCTGGAATTAGAATAGTCGTAGACTCAATGAACGTAAAAGACTCAACCTTTGACCTTATAGAAATATCACCAAGGCTTGTTTTAAATGTTTCTGATAAAACTTTAGATTACTCAATCAACAAGAGCGCATCAGATCTTGGTGTAAGTGGTTTGCCAGTTGGACAGTTAATTGCCTCTACTGGAAATATAAATATTTTTGATTATGATCAAGCGTTTAATGAAAACAATTCATCAAGCATTATCTCCAAGTATATAAACAGACATGTACAGTTTAAGTTCTATGAAGTTATTGTTGACGTTGCAGGATGGGATTATTGGGTTCCAATTAAAACATTATACTCAGACTCATTCCCTAAACAAGATCTTATGGGCAAAACGGTTGCCCTATCTTTAAGAGATATGTATTGGTATTTAGAATCTATTACTGCTCCACAAATATTAATGACAGAGGTATCTGTTAGTTCTGCTGTATCTCTTTTGTTAGACCATATTGGTTTTTCTAATTACACATTCAAAAGAGTTACAAATGAAAAAGAAATAATAATTCCATACTTTTTTGTTGGTCCAGATAAAAGTGTTGCCGAGGTACTTCAAGATCTAGCAGTGTCAACTCAAACCGCAATGTTCTTTGATGAATACAACAACTTTGTAATGATGAGTAAAGATTATATAATGCCAACCACATTACAAAGACCAACAACATTTGAACTTAAAGGAACAAATGATTTAGTTCAAGACAGAGAGATTAAAAATAAAACAGTTAACCCTGCTAAACTTGCAAACGTTATTTCTGTGTCTGTTCAGCCAAACAATGTTTATAATGACGGAGTAATTAACTATACGACAAGGCACATACAAAGATCAATTGGCTCTTTAAGACAAGCCAGTCTTTTGGATGATGAAAGATTCTATACATATAAGCCTGCCCTCTTGTGGGAAGTTTCTGGAACAGAAAATACAAAATCTATCAACAATGAAGTCAACACTCAGTCAGCGTATGTTCTTAGCGCAATACCTTTGAACTCAAATCTTTCTGCAGACGTTCCAACTGTAAAAAATAACATTGTAATAAATAATACATTTAGTCTTGGAGAGGCTGCCTACTGGATTACAAGATATAACGGATACTTTTATTCACAAGGCGAAATTATAAAGTACGATGCAGTGCAATACAATGTTACTGGCTTTGGAAATGTATGGATAACTTCTACGGAAGACTATCAAGACTACTTCTCTAAACTACCATTTAACGGAAAGATATATCCAACGGGTCTGGTAAGAATTTACTCTGAGCCAAAATATTTTGAGCAGTCTGGAGTTGTTAAACTTCAAAATGGAGAAGTTGTGAAGCATGGTCGTGGACAATTTGGAACAGCCGTGGTTGCACACTCTGCTGGAATATCCGATTATTGGAAATCTGATGATAACGTAAAGGGTTGCTACATGTCTTCAGAACATCTTTTTGAAAATAAAGAACTACCTCTTGTAACAACAGTTGCATCTTCTGGTAAGTTAACTGATTCTGGAGTATCTTCTGATGCACTGTCAAGAACATCATCTAGGACTGGAATTATTAAAAACTTCATGTCAACTGTAAACGTTGGAGAAATAACTACAAACACTCAGCAGGTTCCAGGATCACTTCAATCATCAGCACTTTCACTGACTGGTCCAAACTTTAATACTAAAGAAAAACCAAGAAATTTTATTTCATATGTTCACAAGTCCTTACAAGGTAAAAAATATAAACACTTTGGAACAAGACTAAGAATTGTTGGTAAGATAGAAAGCAACCAGGATCGTGGACAAACATCAAACGGATCATCAACATATTATGTTGTAAACGGTTCTACTCCAGATAAAAATATTAACATTGCTGGTGGATCTGCTGGTATTGCGGTAATGCTAAATCCAACTACAAATGTAGGATATTATTTTGAGATAGCAGCACTTGGGCTTGGAGACTTGTCAGAAACAGAAAGACAAAGTGTCAGCAATGTATTCTTCTATAAAGTAAAATCTGATAACGGCAAAGCAATACCGATAGGTCTTTGGGATGGTCTAGCAAAAATAACTGTTGATGATGGAAGGTTTACTGGGCAGTCAAGAGTGTTTGCTGAGGAAAATCCAACGGTATATGATTTAGCAGTAGAGTACGAAGACATAGGAAGCACAAGAAGATTCTACCTATATATGAATGGAAGTCTAATAAAGACAGTAGACGACAAAGACCCTCTCCCAGTTTACTCTGATATGGCTTTGTTTGCAAGAGGATCTACACGAGCAATGTTTGAAAATGTATATGCTTTATGCAATAACTACTCTCAGAACACCTCATTTTCTTTGGGTGCTCCAGTTAACTCTGTTTTTGGAGATAATGAAGTTGACGCAAATGAATCTTTTAGAAAGTATGCAATTAGTGGACTAATCCAAAATACATACCTTACTGGAATAGGTTCGTTTGAGCCTCCAAAATATGATATATATTTTGAAGAGTTTGGAAGCATTATGAGGGAAGCAGCAGCATTTAATTTTAAATATGATAAAGCCTACCCAGCACTAACTGCAAAAATCTCTCCAACATTCAATAAAATAAAAGGATATGTGGTTTCTGGTTTTAGAGCAGGATCTTATGGAGCAGAGTTTCTAATTTTTAATGCAACAGATACGGCTCTTAGCCTAGATGAAACAAGCGGAAACTATTTAAGAATTCAAGGAATTACTTTTACACAGCAGTCTAATAACAACTTGACAGTTGATGAATACTTTAACAAGAACAGTCTTGAATCAAACCCTCAGTTTGTTGCAGATAAATTAATATCAAATCCATTTAAGTTTAAGCAAGATTACCAAGACATAAAGTTAAGTAGAATGACATACGGTAAAAAAGATTTTGCATTAGATGCTACGTACATACAATCACAAGATGAGGCATCAAGCCTAATGAAGTGGATGATTGAAAAAACAACAAAGCCAAGAAAGTCTGTTGGGGTTAAGATATTTTCAATTCCAACAATTCAACTTGGAGATATAGTTAGTTTAGACTATCAAGAAAATGGTATAAGCATGGCTTCAAGCCCATCTAGCAGATTTGTTGTATATAATATTGAGTTTTCTAGAAGCCTACAGGGTCCAGACATGACAGTATTTTTAAGTGAGGTAGTGTAATGGCAACAGATGCAACAGCAGAACTTCCAGATCCAAAAATGTCATCAGACGATAATTCAGTAAAAATTGCTACACCAGATTTAATTATTGCAGGTGATGAGATGATGTCTATTGAAATAATGACAGATCTTATATTTGAAGAAATTGGCGGATATGAACTTGCTACAATATCTAGACACGATTTAGTAAATGGTCAGAAGGTTATTTATGCCCCAATTAAAAACCTAACAGATCTTTATTTACAATACAACCCAAATAATGTTTTAAGACTTCAGTCCTCTGACTCTTATTTCAAGGCATTATCTTTATCTATATTTGATCGACTACCAGTTTGTGGAACTGGATATGATCTGGTTGGCACAGACCCAGACCTAACAAAAAGGACAAAGGTTCCAAACTGTAAGTATGTTTATATTGATCTAATAACTGGCGATCTAGTTATTAATTTAATAAATATAAAAGAAAATGAGCAGGTAGAAGTCCAGATATTGACTAGTGGAGGCGTTTTTAATGATACAATATATGGTGGGAGTAATTAATGATAACTAATATAGGTAAAAATCTTTTAGCCAAGTATCTTGTTGGACAGACCCAATCATATGCATCCCACATTGCTGTGGGCTGTGGAGCACCACCGCTGGCTTCTGACGGTACCTTTGGAGACTATAGCCTAAAGAACTCTTTAGACTTTGAGATGTTCCGTGTCCCTATTATCTCCAGAGGTTTTGTAAATGAAAACGGTATCGATAAGATAGTACTAACAGCAGAACTACCAACAGAAGAAAGATATGAAATAACAGAGGTAGGAATATTTTCTGCTGCGTCAAATCCAGTTGCTGGATCCTTTGACAGTAGGAATATCTATTCTTTTGCTGACACAGACAGTTGGCTATACCAACCTTTTAATTCTTCTGCTATTGAAATTGATCCAGTATATGAGCCACTCGATGGAGAGTCTGAAGATGGTATTATAAATCAGACCTTGAATGTTTTTCAAACAAACGCAGACAACAGGATTTTCACACAGCAAGACAGAGTTGCAAGAAATGAAAGATGTAGGTTTTTAAACAATATTATTGCTATAGTTGGAAATGATTCTACACTTACACAAAATGTTTTAGGTAAACTAGACATAGGATCTGACTCAAAGTATATTAGACTTAACCAAACGACTGTAGATTTTACAAAAAATAGTCCACTAGATGAATTAAGGTTGGCATTTTCTGTTGTCAGTAAAGTTGCTAACTCTAATACCGTTCCAGATAATGTTAAAATATTATTAGAGTTTTCTCATACTGGTATAAACTCTAGCCAGGAGTATGCAAGGCTTGAAGTAGACATTGATGATTCAGCATATTCTGCTGGAACAGCAAATCAAGAAATTGATTTTGGCTTAAATAGGTATGTTGTTGCCACAAAAGCACTTAAAGATTTAAACAAAACAGATAACTTTGACTGGCGTGAGGTTGCTGTCGCAAAAATTTATGCGTGTGTTACTGAAAACAACTTGCCATCAGACCAGTTTTATGTATGCCTAGATGGACTAAGATTAGAAAATATAACATCAACAAACTCTTTGTATGGCTTGACTGGTTACTCTGTAATTAAAACTGTGGGTGCAAAGCCAATTATTAAATCAGCAAATACAACAAACTATATAGAATTTAGATTTGCTTTGGACGTTTAATTATGGCAGATAAAGGAATTAAAAATGTTGTTATTAAAAAAGATTTGTTGGGAAAAGTAACTTCATCAAACTCAAGAATTGTTAGATTTAGGATTATTGCAGAAGATCAAAATAG